GCAAGGATTTGTACAGCAGTATTCTCTCGGTCTATCCGGAGCTGATCGACGCCAACGGCGAACTGGATACTGCGATGCTCCAGACGATTCTCGACACGCGGAAGATGTCGGACGAGACACGCAAGTATCTGGAGAACCTCATCGAGCTGAAGGATGCGATGGACGAGGCGGAGCAGGCGTTGGAAGACTACCTGTCCTCGACCTTCGGGTCGCTGGGCGACAGCGTGCTGGATCGTGTCCGTGACATGGCCAAAGGTGTCACGGGAGTCTACGGCGACATGTGCGACGACATCTCGTCCAAGCTCGAGGAGCTGGCCGAGCAGGTCGTCTACTCGCTGTTCTTCGCCGACAAGTTCGACAAGTTGCAGGACGACCTGAAATCGATCTACGCGAGCGGCAAGAGCGAAGAGGACATCGCCTACGACGTGATGGATCTGCTCGACGACTTCTACTCGGGCATCGGTTCGAATATGGACGCTGCCGAGGCGTGGATGGAGGAGTTCGCGAAGCGCGCCGAGGAGATGGGGTACGAGCTGTGGAAGCCGGACGCGACCACGCAGAGCGGCAAGGCCGGAGCCTCCACGACCATGACGCAGGATCAGGGCACGAAGCTCGAGGGGCTGATGACGTCGCTTCAAATGCACGGTGCGAGCGTCGACGACAAGATGGATGACATCGCCGAAGGTCTGGGCTCCTCGCTCGATGCGCTGAACAGAATAGCGAAAAATACCGATACGTTGCCGCAGATATTGGCCTTGTGGCAGGCCATCAAGCGGGACGGTTTGAAAGCGAAATAGCGATATGGATGTACTGAAAGGACTTTTGCTGATCAATGACATCGACCCGTTCGATGCCTACGGGGCGTTCCTCGCGGAGGACAAGCCCGGCGACATGAAGAACTACTCGTCGCTGCTGAAACCCGCAGCGGTCAAGACGCAGAAGGAGGTGTCGCTGCGGGAACGTCACGGCGTGACGGTTCCCTCGACTATCGTGCAGCGCCGCGAGGCCCGTGACGTATCGCTGCAGTTCGCCATCTTGGCCGCCGACAGGGAGGAATTCCTATCGCGTTATACGTCCTTCGTCGAGATGCTCCAGACGGGCGAGGAGGGGTGGCTTGATTTCTACTTTCCGGAGATGAATCGCCACTTCCACCTGTTCTACCGCGAGGCTTCGGACTATAAGCAGTTGACGGACTTCGATGGCGAGGTCGCCGGCAAGTTCACGGTGAAGTTTCGCGAGCCTTTGCCGTCGTTTTAACCCCATTCAAACGCCGTTCGAACGGCATTCGAACATGAAGATAGGAAAAGATAAGATCAAGCATTTCGCCGTCTGCTTCGCAGTCGTCTTCGCGCTGGGCGCTCCCGGCGTTTGGCTGTCCGCAGGGTTGGCTCTGGGTAAGGAGTACGGCGACAAGAACGCCTCCGGCAACCATTGGTGCTGGTGGGATTTGTCGGCGGATGCCCTCGGCATCGCTGCGGGATACGGATGTTGCTGGCTGCTCATGAAACTATGGAACTGAAAGTCTATAACCGGAAGAGTGTGCTGAAGCTGACGGTCTCGCCGTCGGAAAACTCCACGCGTCAGAAGCGGCTGATGGGCGACCACGTACTCGGCCTGTCGTTCACGGCTTTCGAATGCGTGCCGTTGGAGGTCTACGACTACGTGGACTTCGAGGGCGTGCGCTTCTGGATTACGGAGGAGTACGCCCCGAAGCAGACCTCGACGGTCGAATGGGAGTACGATTGCAAGTTCTACGGCATTGAGAGCCTCATGAGGCAGGCCCTCGTGCTGAAGCTCGTCGACGGGGAGAACGATCCGATCTTCTCATTGACGGCTCCGGCCCGCGAGCATATGGCGCTCATCGTGGCCAATATCAACCGGCAGATGGGCACGACCGACTGGAAGGTCGGCGAAGTTCTCTCGACGGAGAACCTCACTCTCGACTACGAGGGAACCTATTGCGACGAGGCGCTCTCGATGCTGGCCGATGCCGCGAAGACGGAGTTCTGGACGGACGGCATGACGGTGAACCTCTGCCGCTGCGAATACGGCGACGAGGCGGTGCTGGGCTACGACAACGGCCTCGTGTCGCTGGAGCGGGACTCCGCCGACAACGTCAAGTTCTTCACGCGTCTGTTCCCCATCGGCTCGACGCGCAACATCGCCCCGGAGGAGTACGGCTACAGCCGGCTGCAACTGCCCAGCCGTCGGTCGTATGTGGAGCAGAACACGCAGCAGGGCATCGTCGAGCACTACGAGCGGGATGCCTTCTCGGGTATCTATCCGCGGCGTATCGGCACGCTTTCAGGTGTCCGCAGCGAGCAGCATACGGACGATGACGGCGAGCCTTTCACGATCTACTACGTCAAGGACACGAGCCTGACGTTCGACCCGAACAGCTACGAGATCGGAGGTCTCGTGAAGCAGATGACCTTCCAGAGCGGCGAGCTGAACGGCCGGGACTTCGAGGTGAACTACGACACGAAGAAGCGTGAGTTCGAAATCATCACCCAATGGCCCTACGACGACGATACGCAGTTGCCGGGCGGGCTGCTGATCCCGAAGGTCGGCGACGAATACATCCTGTGGAATATCCGCATGCCAAAGGAGTACTACACCCTTGCCGAGCAGGAGTTCGCCGAGGCCGTGGACGAGTACCTGCTCGAACACGATCAGGATCGCTACGTCTATAAGGGCCGCACGGATTATGTCGAAGTCGCCCGGCGGCGCCTTACGCTCGACGTCGGTCGGCGCGTGCGGCTGGAGAGCAACGAATACTTCCCCGGCACGGGTTATCGGACGAGCCGCATCACCTCGATCTCTCAGAGCGTGCAGTACCCCTCGGAGATGGACATCGAGGTGAGCGACGTGCTGGGCAAAGGCGCGCTGGAGAAGATCGACGAGGAGCTGGGCGAGGTGCGACACTATGCCAAGACGGCTTCGGCGGGGCTTCCGGATATCGTGCGGAGCTGGGAGAACACGCCGGCCAGCGACTTCAACCTTTTCTCGGCGAAGCGCAGCCGCAAGGAGTTTCTCAATAAGCGGGAGAACGACACGGCGCAGGGGCTGATCACCTTCGAGCAGGGTTTGCGCCTCGGCGGCTTCAAGAGCGGCATTGTGGGCGGGGAGATAGACGCTGCGGGCAATGCGGAGCTGCTGTCTGTCGTCGTGCGCAGCCTCCTGCGATCCCCGTCGTTCGTCGACGGTCTGTTAGGGTCGGGATGGCAGTTGGAGATGGATGCGGACGGCATATCGCATCTGGCGGTGGATCGCCTGACGGTTCGTCAGACGATGCGGGTTCTGGAGCTGCTCGTGGAGAAGGTTCGCTCGGTGGGCGGCGAGCTCGTCGTGTCGGCCGCTGACGGAAAGGTTTCCGGTGTCGACATGGACGCTTCGGGGCAGCACTACCTGCTGACCTTCGAGATGGGGTGTCCGTTCATCGCCGGCGACCTCGTCCGCTGCAAAGTCGAAGGCGGCGCGGCTTCGAAATCCTACTGGGTCGAGATCGCCTCGGTGGAGGGCGGTGTGGCGAGGGTCGCCGCCTCGGAGTTCGGGGATGCGCTGCCGGCCGTCGGCGACGAGTGCGTGCTGATGGGCAGCACGTCCGATCCGCAGCGTCAGGGATTGATTCTGATCTCGGCGACCGATGACGGGCAGCCGCGCATCGATGTGATGAACGGCGTGAGCGGCAAGACGCTCGCCGGCTGTCTTCATGCCCGCATGGGCAATCTGGACGGCATCGCCGATTCGTGGTTCCCCGCAGACGACCAGCCGCACGGATACGGCTTGTATGCGGACAACGCCTATCTGCGCGGCCGCTTTCTGCTCACTACGGGCGAGGATGTCCTGACGAAGTTCGAGGTGATGGAGGGTACGATCCGTTCGAGCGTCGAATCGATGCGCAACGACTTCACGACGGGCCAGAGTTTCCTGAACAATCCGAACTTCGGCAATGGCATGCGCTACTGGGACTCGGACAACGACATCGCCTTCTTCACGCTCGGCGGGAAGTGGCTGTGGGTGAACGGCGCTCCCTATTCGAACAAGGGCAGCTATGCGGGTGTCGAGTACGTCGACGGCCGCACGGTGATGTGCATCAACAACAACTATATACTCCAGAAGAACGCCGACTTCAAGACGCGGCCGGCCTACGAGCCGGGGCTGGACGGGCTACTCAAGGCCAAGCCGGTGTTCCTCACGTTCTTTTACAAATGTACGGAGCCGGGGACGCTCGACATCGTGTTCGAGGGTGTCGACCAGACGGGATTTCAGAACTTTCAGGAGTTTCACATCACGCAGGATATCGCCGCTGGCGAAGGTTACCGCACGTTCGAAGGCAGCGGCCTGTGGAACGGTACGGGCGACTTCCGGCTGTCGTTCAGCGGCAAGATGTACCTCTACATGCTGATGCTGTCGCTCGACCATATCGAGGACTTCGTCTACTCGCACAAGACGCTCTTCGAGCAGACCGACCTACTGGTGAAGATCGCCACGGAGTCATTCGACAAGGACGGGAACCTCATCAACACGACGGGCCTCGTCAGCCGCGAAGATGTCGCCGGGATGTACGCTATCGCGGGGGACGGCACGCTGCAATCGTTCGTCGGCGCCTCGACGGAGGGTGTCTTCATCAAGGCAGCCAGCATCAAGCTGGAGGGACTGGTCACGGCGAACGGGAACTTCAGGATTCTGGAGGACGGAAGTGTCGAGGCCGCCAACGGGGTCTTCAAGGGTGAGATCGAGGCGACGAGCGGAACCATCGGGGGCTTCGAGATCGGCCGGAATCGCATCGGGGCTGTTGCGTCGCAGACAGGCTCCGGGGGCAGTTTGGCTATTTACGAGAATTTTTTCCGCGTGGGCGGCGACTCGGGCTACGTGATGCTGGGCAACGACGTGATCCCAGCCTCGGCCGGCGGAGCTTTCAGCGCGGCCGGACGTGTCGTGAACCGGAAGCAGAATACGGGGGCGCAGTGGGGCTTCGATACTGCGAACTACGGCTTGTTCATCGACGTGAGTGGCGGTACGAAGAACTACGGCGTCAGCAGTAATGCGGCGTTGATCGCACCCTCTTTCGTCGGCACGAAGGCCGGCATCCTGACGTTCGACAGCGGCAGCTACAAGGTCGACTTCTCGCAGCACAACGTCATATTGATGTACTACAACGATCCGAATTACAGCGGGATGAATGTCGAACTTCCCAGCGAGCTCTCCGTCGCCCGTCAGTTCGGGCTGTCGGTACTGCCGGACGACTTCGCGGCCACCGTAACGTTCCGTGTCCGTCCGGGTTCGAAGAGGATCACCCTGCAGGGCATCTACAACCACAATGAGGCGCTCGTGGATTACGGAATGGAGGCCGGGGATTCCGTCGCCGTGCTGATTACAAAGATCGACGGGTTCCGCTATCAGATATTGAATCATTCAAGTTAACCGATATGAAAAAGATCAACCTCAAGGAATTCGATGTCTTCACGGACATCTCGAAACGGCAGCGCGTACGTTGCGACATGCGTCGGAGCGTCGCCAATCTGCTCTACAACCAGATGCACGGCATCGAGGCGCTGAATCTCGCTTTGACGATCCATCGCAGCGACGGGGAACTGCCGGTTTCGGACGACGACCTGCATATGCTTCAGACGGCCGTCGAGCGTTTCGGAACCCCCGCATTGATCGACGCGTTCGCAGAGCACGTCAAGGAATACAACGAGAACCCTCAAACGGAATAGGATATG